TTCGTATTGTCTAGTTGTAGATTCGTAAGATTGAGTTACATCCTTAGATTTAAACTGAGCCATTACTTCATCTCTTGATAAACTTTTACCTTTGTTATCTTGTAGATATTTAAGTATTCCTGAGTCCTCTAATTCAGATTCAGATACTTCATTCTTACGTAGATACCTTAATAAATCGTCAGCTTTGTTTGTGTCTTGGGTAATATTTAATAGTGCTTTTTCAAGCTGTGAGTACATACCTAATTCATTAAGAGGAGGAGTAATAATGTTTTCAGCACCTTGCTTGTTTTCCATTAACATAATTCTTGTATCAGAAATACCAGCCTGTCTTAACACTTTAAAGAAAGCCTCTGGGTCTGTTTCAAGCATGAACTCTTTCATACCTCTAAGCATGAACATTAGCGAATGAGTGGCAAAACCAATACCACCACCTTCAAGAGCAGACTTTGCTCTTTGCTCTAATCTTTCCCAAGCCTCGGCATCTTCACCAACTGGTGTTCCTAGCCACTCTGTTAAAGGGCCTTGTAATTTACCAAATGGGATTCCTAATTTTGTTGTGTCTTCATCTAAAGAATTGAGTAAAGTGGCAAGGTTTCCTTCTTCTGGGTCAAACATAGCATCTGCTATTCCACCCCTCCACATATCATTAAAGATTTTTGCTCCCCTACCTGATAACTCTTGTCCTTTGCCTAGCTTGCCAAGAGCTGAGTATACGGAGACAAATTGAGCAAATCCATTAACAATTGCCTCTCCAGTAGAATCATCGCTAGATTCGAGTATTTGGGGCAGCTTCAACCATTCTTCTTCACTAAATTGATTGTCAGGGTGCATTGCATTATTAATATCCCTAAGAAAATCTAGGGTGTTATTAGCTCCTTGTACAACACCACTAACAGTACCACGCAATATAAAGTTTTCTTCTTGTGTACCTTTCATGAATGGAGCAAGAAATGGATATACTACTCGCTGTGCATCTTCTCCAATATAATTCCATGCTTTCATAAGCAATGAATCTGGCTCTTTTTCTTCTTCACCTAACTTTATATTAGGTGTATTAATAGGAGCATTACCTAAATCTTCTGGAATACCAGAGTCATCTTGACTAGGAGGGCTAACTGTCATTGATGCTGCGTGTAAGTCTTTAGACTCTTGTAAAGAAAAACTATAAGCATCAGCGTCTTTTAGTTTCTTAGTATAGTTTTCTACAACATCTTCATTCCTTAATATAGATTCAGGAGCATCGTCAAGATACTGGTCTGGAGTATATTGGTCTGAAGTATATTGGTCTTGTTGATATTCCATCAGTCTAGCCCTAGATGTTTTTTCATGTACTTCTCTAACTGAAGAAGTAATACGTCAGCATCTGCATCTGTTATCTTTTTATCAAAAACTAATTCTGCAATTTTTATCTGTGTCTCAACAGCCATTGGAGCATCTGGTGTTCCAATAAAGAAAGTATTCCAGCCAGTAGATTTATTAAACTCCATAGTCGCAAAACTTGCTCCTATTGTTGTGTCAATATTTGATGGATAATCTAAGACTTCAGTTACTTCTAACTCGCCAGCCATCATTGGCTTGTATTTCTCAATAATTTCGTTGTAAATGTCTTGACCATTTTCAGGCTCATGGTAAACATTATTGTCATCTGTGTAGCCTTGAACTCTGTTGTAGTATTCTTGTTGAGCAAAGTTTAAAACTTGACCATTTGCATCAGACCAATCATCAGGATTTTTAAGAAGTCCTTTTTCAATAGCATCCCAACCAATTTGAAAGTAAGGTTTATTAGTTACCTTGTCAGCCTCTACAATTTTAGTAAGGAAAGCAACAGCAGTATTAACACCAATATCACCATCCCTTAATGCCTCTGTAATAGCTTTCTCTCTTGCTGCAAAGTTTGACTTAGGGTCTACTATTTCTTTGTTTAAATTCCAAACAACTAGAGCGTTATCTTGAGCATATTTATCACTTGTAATTGCGTAGATTAAAGTATCGTGACCCTCTGGACTTATATCATTTTGTCTTCTTAAATCAGCAACAAAGTCTTTAGTAACCATTACATCGCCTTGTGCCAAAGCTAAAAGCGTTTCTGATAAATTAGTAGAATGTCTTTTAGCGTCTTCTGCTTCTACTTGAGTTTGTAGATAATCTTCCTGTTGGATTGTGTCTTTGTAGTGCTTAAATATATCTTCATAGATTATCGTAGCCATCTCATCACTTATTTTTACCCCTTTAGGAATAAGAGCTTGAAGGTGAGGTCTACTGCTAATAAATTTTGCTGGGTCTTCCTCAAATTCATCAATAGCGTTCCAGCCATTATCGTTTTTCATTTCATTATTAATTTGTGATGTGATAACACCACTAAAGAAATTTAATTCCATTGCATCTTGCAACTCAATAACTTCTTCTGCTGAGTAATTATTATTCTTAATTAACTCAGCTAATTTAGCTTCTAAAGTAAGGTACTTGCCAGCTACTTTATCTAGCTGCTGGTAATAAAAATCATCTAACTCACTTAGCTCTACTAATTTGCCAGAAGACACATCATCAATGAATTGAGACATTTCATGAACAGCATCAGTTACAAAATCATCAATATTCTGTTCAGCAATAGCTCTTGATTTTTCTATATTGTCAGCAGCAACAGCTTCATAAGGTGCAGCCCCATATTGTTGGATTTTATTATCAATTAAAGTCTCGAAGGCAAGACGCATACCAACAGTATTATCAAGCTCATCATTATCTAACCATGTTTTCTTTAACTCGTTTGCTGCTGCAATATAGCCATCATAATCATTAGCATGGTCAATACTTAATTGACTAAGCGTTGTCATAACATCTGACTCTTTAGCATTAACAAAATCGGCAGTAGCTCTTTCAGCTTCTTGTCTAGCTCTGGTTGCTGCTGCTATTTCGTCAGATTCTTTTTGTCTTGCTAATGTTGCTGCGTATTTATCAGCAGTTAACTCTCTTGCTGCTGCTGCATCCTGTTGTGATTTAAGGTATTTCTCGGCAGCTAGTAATTTTGCTTTATCTGAATCTGATTGTGACTTCTTATATTTCTCAGCAGCTAAATCACGAGCTGCTTTTGCATCTGCTTGTGACTTTTCGTATTTCTCAGCAGTTAATTTACGAGATGTTGCTGCATCTGTCTGTGACTTTGCATACTTCTCAGCAGCTAAATCACGAGCTGCTTGTGCTTGGTCTTGACCTAATTGCCAACGATAATCAGCTTTTGCAGTAGCAGCTTGTTGAGCCTTTTTTGCTTGAGCAGTTCTTGCAACACTACCCATTTGAGCAGAGAAGTTATCCATTGTTTGAGCCAAGGCAGCCCACACATTAGCTTCCGACATATCGGTTTCTTGGACTTGCCTTAATATAGTTCGATTGTATTCAGGTAATGCCATTATGTATTCCAAGTATTAGCTGCACCAGCCATTCCACTAAGTATTGAACCTCTAGCTTTTATACGACCAATTCTTATAGCAGCATCAGCTGAGTTGTTATAAGTGCGTATTTGCTGTCTTGTGTTAATTAAGTCTGCACCTTGGTCTAATTCAAACATTTCATAAGACCTACTAGCAACAGTCAGGGGTGAACCTGTTGCTGGGTCTATGCCAGCTGCTGACCAGTATGCTCTTTGAGCTGAACGAACCTTACGTAAATTAATTAAGCGTTCTAACTCTCTGTCTTTGGCTGCACTTTCAGCACTTGCTGCTTTATCTCTTAACGCTTGAGCTTCTGCTTCACCAGATGCCTGATGTGCTGAAGCTGCATTGATTGAAGCCATTACTCCGATTAATGATGCCATTATCCTGTTACCTGTAGTTCAACTGTTAAGCCTAATAGAGTCAAAGGCAGTGGGTCAGTCTGCGTAACTGTGACCTGTGCTGTCTTTGAATAACCTAATACTGGAAGGGTTTTGATTCCTGTAAATGATTCTGGGGCTTGTCCTAAAACATTAACACCTAAGTTCTTGTTTGGTACAGCCTTACCATTTACTTTAAGACCACTTGATTCATGGAGCTGGGCTGATACTCTTGATATTCTTCTCTTCTTAACACTGATTGGCCCACTCTGTAAAGCCACAGCTGAAGGCATTGTCTTGATTGTTACGTCAAAGTTAAGCCCTACTTCTATATTGGTCGCTGCTCTACTTAATGTAATGCTTCCACTAGAAGGTGTAGCATTACTCATAACTGAAGAGTCAGCTCGAACACGACATGATTGCCCATTTAAGTGAGATAATCCTGAAACCGTTGCTGATGATGATTGTGTTACTTGCTTTGATGCGTCAGTGTAATAAGTATTATCCAAAGCCTCTACAAAATAAACAATTGAGCTGTTAATTGTTCTTTTCACGTACAAATAAACTATATCTTCAACCACAGCCACATCCAATATATCACCAGTGGTTGTGTACTTTGTCCAAGCCATAACTTTCTCAGCTCGGTTGGTAATAAAAACTCCCATTGAGCCATCACCATTTACTATAAATAGATAGTTACCTTCGTTCTCTACGTCACCTGTCTGACTAGCCATTGCTACTGGCGAGCTAGTTATGTGAGGGGCAAGCAAGTTCACCTCAGAGGAGACATAAGACGCTTCAGTGTATGTGAATATAAACTCACGCACTTGCTTACCGTTCCTTTGAATAAACATCGTAGCACCATCAACACTAATTGGCTTGACAGCTTTCAATGCTCCAAATCTTGTTTGTCTGGATATGCGAACTTCTGAAGGCTTGATTGGTGATTCTGGAATATAGAACTCACCACCAGATGTAAATACTTGTAAGTGCCTTCCCGAAATAATATGATAGATAGCGTTAACTTGGTCAGTGTCAAGGGTAATATCCAGAGCCTCATCATCACCACCAACACCTCTATCAAAGCTAAAGAACTCACCAATAACACTACCCCATAATGTTTGAGGTCTTGTTGTTGAGTTACCAAACCATAGTCTTGATTCATGAAATGTCACAGTGCTTGGATAGCCATGTGTTGCCGACCAGACAGGCTCTTCCAGACTAACATCAACACCATCTAAAGTGTTGGCATTTATAAATTCTTTTAACACTTTTCCAGTAAGTGTGGTTGAAGTTTGTGATTCAATTCTGACAACACCACCATTACCTTCAAACATACCACCAACATGGTCAGAGGTTATCTTGCCAGAAGCATTACACGTTACTGTAACTGAAGAACCAATTGCGTTCCAACCACTACCTATAGCAAATGTATTACTGTCATAGTTCTGGTCAAAGTCATACGTTGGATAATATGAAAATGCTATTGTTGCAAGAGTCCACGTTGTATGTGAACCACCTCTTACAATACTTCTTGGAGCATGAGAGTTGTGACACATGATTAATGTATCAGCTGACTGAGTAAAACTCATCTCTTTAATTTCTGTAGCGTTCCAAGGGGTTGTAATGTAATCATTACCTGTGCCATTCAAGCCTGTTTGTTTAACACCATCCTTATAAACATACATCTTCACATTGGCAAAAACCAATAGGTATGTCTGTGTGACGTTAAACTCAAATGTAACAAATCGAACAGCAGTATCGGTTAGGGTATCAATGTATTTCATACCCCCTCTTCTTTTCACACCACCTTGGCCCAAGCAAACTACATTCTCTAAAGTTTCTGCACCTTTGTAGTAGCCATCATAATCATGACGTGCTGCTAAACGAGGGTCTAACTCGCCTGATGTAAATTGTGTCTGTGAGACAGCAACTCTTGCCATTATGACCTAAAGTTTATTAATGGAGAATTACCATCGGGGGCTGAAGACGGTGACATTTGTGAATCAATTGTCTTAGACTTAGCAAGTTGTTTTTCTGCTAGTTGTGCATAGTAATCTCCCTTAGTAGCACTCTCTGTAATTGGAATAGCAAAGACTGCTGCTAAACGATACTCAAGCAATTCTGCAAAGTAAGCTGGCAATAATGACTCGTCTGGTTTGTAAGTGTAATCCAGTACGATTGTCGTGTTATCAGAATATAACTTATTACCATAAATCTGGTATTTTTCAGTAGCGTCATCAATGTGTTGGGCCACTAAAAAGTCTGCTGGTAGTTGGTATGCGTATGACCATTCATTAACAGGTGTTGCTGTCAATCTGGACAGTGTAGCCTTTGATGAGGCAAATCGCCAAGGATGTAAAGTTAATAGGGATTCATAAGTAGGTTCATATAAGTTTGCAGCCACTAGAGCTGCTGTTGAATCATCTGTAAATGATGATATGGTTTCTTCACCGATTAGTAGCAACGCATTGGAAGCTAGGTCGATGGATGTATAGTTTTTTACTGAGGACATAAACTAAAAGGTGATTTAGGAGGGCGAGGTGGGTGTCTTTCTTCTTCTTTACTCATAAAGTAAGAAAAGCCCCCGAAGGGGCTTAACCTAGTTAGTCAGTATCAGTCGCTGTTACAACTAAAGCGTCATTAACGTCAACTACTGTGCCACTGTTAGCAGAGACTAGGTAAAACCCAGCTGCTAAAGTACCACCTGTTGAAGTGTTCGCTAAAATCATATCGCCAACCTGAACGTCACCAGCTACTCCATTGAAGTAACCAGCTGAGTCAACTGCTGCTGTAGCGTCAGCTGTAGAATAACCCCACATAGTTGGGATTGCACTGTTAGCTGAAGTAGTCAGTCTTGACCATGTTGATGCACTAAATGCCATAATTATTACTCCTTATTCAGTGATTTCGACTTTTACTATTCCAGCATTGTCAATAGTGACAGCACCAGCTTTGTATTTGCCTAGAGAGAGCCATGACGTTTTCTCTGGAATATAGTTAACTTCCGTTGAAATATCAAGACCAATTGCACATCCAATAGATGACTTATGGAAAGCGTAACAGTCACGAGTTGTGCTTGCTAAAGCAAGTCCACCTTCAGAACGAGTTTCCATCATGATGACATTAAAGCCCATGAAAGTATTAATCTCGCCTGACATTAATGCACGTATAGTCGCATAGTCTGCAGAAGTTGCCTTCTCTTCACTTAGTAAGTCTTCAATACCAGCTGCTGAAGCCAAAAGAATACGGTCAGTTGACGGTACTCCATTATCATTCAACGTCTTAGAAGCTGTTGTTAACTTTGCTACTGTTAAACCAGCAGAACCATGAGCGATAGTTGAACCAGCTGATAAAGCGTCAATAATTAATTGGTCAGCTCTACGACCCATTGCTCCAGCAATAGTCTCTGCAAGTTCTTTACGTTCATCGAAGTTAACTTCAACTGCATCGAACACATCTGTATATTCACCAGCCACCCAGTTTTCAAGTGTTGCTGGCACTTTAGTATGTGCGATGTCCATTGGTGTTACGTCAGTCTGACTAGCTTTTTGATTAGCCAAACCTTTACCCATAGTTCTGAAGTTGTAAGTATCACCTACAACACCTGTACGCATACGTACTGAACCACGGAGTTTTCCAGCTGTCTGGAAAGCGTGCTTTACTTGAGCGTCAAACTCAGCCGAAGCAGCACTAGATAGATTGATAGACATTCTGTCTTCTCCTAAATTAAATTAAATTGTTCTTTCAATTCAGGTTTCCGTATTCGGGCTGAATCTAGCAATTTTTACAAGCTGCTTGACTTATTGAATACGGGTCTTAGACAAGAGTGTCCGTTGGTGATATTTTAACATAAATACAATATTAATTTGTGTTATTTATTTGTGTTTTTGATTTTTGCTCCAGCGACTGTTATATGATGAAACCCCCACGACTTCATTAACTTCAAAGTAATGAGGGTTGCATGATGGTGCAGAAACTGTTCTGAGAGTCTTGATTCACTTTTTACACGATTAACTGCATCTATCACTTCATCAATTTCATACTTCACTGTCTTACTTGGTTTTGTGGTTGTGTACCAAAAAAATCTTCAAACTTTTTCTCCACTTCTTTTCTAAACGATGGTGACTCTTGATACTTGGGGTCAGCCACTAATTCATACAATGCTTCTTTAGTAGTGCTATCAATTGACTTAGCATTACTAGGAGCTGATACATCTGATTCTCTTAACATACCACGCATCTTTTCAAGTAAACCAAAGCCTTCAGCTGTTGTTGCCATACCTTCTAATGTTTGAAATTCGCTTTCATCGAAGTTAGCTTTAGCCCAAGAGGTGAAATCATTAATACGTTGTGGTGCATCCTTACCCATTCTTTTTATTTCATCTTCAATAGATGGTTGAGATTCCATCATGCCATTAACATAGATACCCATTAACTCTGTATGTTTCTCTTGTGAAAGACCAGCTTCTTTAGCCCACTCATTAAAACTAACAAGCATTGGGTCATCAGCTGTTATTAACTCAGCATCTATTCCTTCAGGAAGTTCAACCTTATAACCATCTTCAGGTGAACCAGTAAATGCTCCTAGTTTAGATTCAAGGCCAGCATAGGCTTTAGCTTGGTCAGCTACTGTCTTGTACTTGCTTGCTTTAAACCATTCTGGAGCTTCGCCCTCTCCTTTAATTTCTTCAGACATCATCCAACCTTCACTGGTAGCTTCAGTTGATTCAGTTGTCTCTGTTGATTCAGTTGTAGCTTCTGTTGTAGTTTCAGGTGCTACTTCCTGTTCACTTAGTATTGTATCTTCACTCATCATTGTCTCCTTGTGGTAAGTAATCGCCATGTTCTCTACGTTTAATGGCATTTTGTATAGTACGTATTACACTGTTTTGGCCCTCTCTGTAATATCCTTGTTCAGCTGGCTGAGTAGGAACACAGACAGGAGCTTTAATATAACGCTCCTCCCAATGGCTTAAGACTTTCTTACCATCAGGAGTTTTAAATAGCCGAGCTATCATTGCGTCAAAGTCTTTATGTTTAGCCACCCATTTGCCCCATAACTTGTTGAGCCATCTCTGGATTCTGAGCTGCTGCCTCTGCTGCTTGAGCCATTGCTGCCTCTTCTTGCATCTGTTGCTTTATAACTTCCCTTTCCTTTTTATCTCTCACAAGGTCTGGGTCAACACCAAGTAGTTTGGCTATGTGTTCAGGGAATGCTTCAAGGTCAAGACCAACTTTCACAGCATCTTCACCAACCATCATTGCAAACTGAACGAACTGAGCCAACTTATTGACCTCATCCATATCTTGTTGTTGTGCTAGTGGTGATATAACTTTAATCTCTACTTCTTTATTACCAACCTTGATTGGTGCAATCTGACCATTACGTTGAAGAATATCAATAGCTCTCTTAACTAACTTGTTAATAAACTCCATCTGTAATCGACCAAAGGATGAGCCAATGTCACTCATTAACTCTTGCTGTCTGATTGAGACTTCAGTAGCTGACTTAGTTGGGCCTTCTATTGGGCCAAGCTGGTCATGAAACAATGCCTTCTTGATGTT